AACAACAACAAGGCGGGGGTTTAGCGGTCTTTTTGAATCGACATTGACATTAGACCCATGGGGGCCAGATTCCAGGGCCGGAGTCCCAGATTTCTACCAGGGATTGCTACAGGCCCCGTGGTTCCTGGGTTTCTTACAGCAGAGGATATGTTATCGACTGCTATCCTGGACCAATCACTGTCCGACATTACTGACATTTGGCTATCTTCAGAAATTTATTGGATTGACCCCTGGATTTTTGTCTACAAATCGGGACCACGTCCTTAGTCCACCTTGGTCAACCACAGTCCACCACAGCCAACCACAGTCCACCACAGCATCCACAGAATGCCATCTAAGGCATCAACAGTGACTATGGTTCTCTTGGTATTCATGGCGACCAAAGGACCTTAGATCGACATAGATTGCCTGGTCCTGGTCCTTGGTTGTCTATGTTGTGACTAGACATAACTGGTGCAGTAATTACCTGGGTCAACCAGGGTAACTTCTGTACCAGTGTGTAACTAAAGTAACCACCTAGCATCAACCGTGACTGGAGGGAGACACTCAGGGTCGATGCTAGGGATTACAGAGGGGAAACTTGTGTATCAATTGGGGTCTTGGGTGCGACTGCTATTGCATTGTCGCGCGACGTACAGACACTCACGTTATCTCTATAGGGTGGACAAAAATAAATGTCGTCTATAGACCATGTAGTTATATGTAGGAAACACGGGTATGTCTGGCTATTGACATACTTATGGGATGGGTCTAGCTTTAGTAGTGGTGGTGGGGATGCTCGTAGGCAATCTAAGGTTGCCTCGATGTAACCGTCAATGGATGCTGCGGGTGTCCTCATCCCCTACCATTGGTTATCTTCTTTTCTTTACTCTTATTAAACATCAGAACCTGGCACCAGGGGATGCATGCCGTCCATGATTTATAGACATTGGTCGGTGGTCCTACAAGTGAATAAAATACTGCCTCACTTACTAATACTTAGGACCACACTGACTCAATGAACTTTATGATTTTCCTTTCTCTTACTCTTATGTTTCTGATTGCTCTTGATGACTTGCTATTAAGCGGTCGAGGTACCAGCGACATTTCTGGAGGTCCTCTACGGGCTTTCCTTTCCGCTCGTATCTCCAAAGATATTTCATAGCAGCACCTTTGCAGTACCCTCGATAACCTTCGGTTGTCATTGATTCCTGGATACCTTCGATACATTCAACTTTGCCCTGGGTGTAATGCCCTGGTGAGTTGACCATGTCTTCAGTTACAGGCTGCATATCTTTATCGGTCCTCTCAATGGCTGGGTAACGCTGTCTTAGGTTATCCCAGTCTTGGGGGGTTGCCTTGTTAATGCTCATCTTTAATTCTCCTTCCACATCTCGAACACGGTTTAACGTAGCAGCCATCAGTACCTATGGCCTTCCTACGAACAACGGTAGTTTTACATTGGCAAAACATCTGCCACTTGTCTTCTTCCTCGCAAACATGGGGCAGGTTGTACCCTGCCTTTGGCTGCTTAAATAGTTTGGGAGTAAGTTGCTTGAGGTCACGGTTAGTTAACAGCATCTAGCATGGTCTCCCATTCTTCATCTGTCGTGCCGGTCATAATGAACTCACGCTCAGTTGGGGTAAGGTTGGGCATGGCATCCTGTATTAGCCTTCCCTCTTCCCACTCCTTGATTTGCTGTGGACAGACATCAATCTCCATCTCTCGGTATGCACCGGTAAGCTCACTGCGTCTTTCAATAATCATATGACTGGCTCCCATAGTTTTACTTTTAGATTGGTTGCGTCCCACTCAGTGGACCTGAGTATCCGAGCGCATCGTGATTGCACCAGGGCATCCTCCCTGGTTAACCCTGCCTTGATGTACTGCTGGGCTACCTGCTCCCAGCTGGGGTAGTTCCCTAGTACCTTCTCGGCTGTCTTCGGCCCTATCTTTGGGCAACCTGAGTAGCCGTCTGTCGTGTCGCCCATCAGGCACTGCATGTAGAACCAATGGTCTGCCTCAGAGTCTTTGATCTGTAGCAGTTCATCGGCCATGGGCCTGTAGAGTTTGCCTGGTATGGTCTTCATGTCCTTATCGTCACTGACAATGCACGTAGGGGCTGTTCTGCCGGACTGTAAGATGCCCATGATGTCATCGGCCTCTAGTCCATCCTGGTCGCAGCACGGGTACTCTGTGTGAGCCCACCGGACCATCTCCTTGTATCCGACAGGTTTCCTGGTAGCTTTCCGGTTACCTTTGTAGGTAGGCAGCAGGTCCTTCCTGAAGTTATTTCCAACAGTGAAACAGACGAGTATTTCCTCGCTTCCCAGGCGTTCACAAAAGTCTTGAATGCGCCTGTTGAATATCTTCTTGGCTACTTTTAGATCAGTAGACAGAGACCAGATATCGTCGCCCCAATCTACTTCCTCTTCGGCAGCTGCACATGCTTGGTACAAATAAAGATCACCATCGATGAGCAGGGTCGTTTTGTCGCTACATAAGTTCCTGGATGCTTTCATCGAGGCCCTCCTTAAAATCAATACCTATCTCAGTGATTAGCCAGTGCTGGCCAAATGTATCGACCTCGACCTCAGTGGTTATGAGACCGGTGCTTGCACAGACTGCGATAAACCAGGCTGCTTGCCTGGCGAAGTTGCTTTTGACTTTGAATGGTTCGCGTTGGGCTTTGTCCAGGACGATCCAGAATGCAATCATCTGCTCGACGTTTTCACTAAAGGGTGTATCCGTAGACTCAGTGGGTGTCACTCCAAGTACGTCCCACGTCATATTCGCTTTCGATTGGGATTTTGATTTGGAAATGAGTTCCTGCTTCTTTCGCCATTCTTCCAGTGATGTTACCGACATGCTTTGCTACCTCTTCATTGCGGCAGGCGATCTGGACTTCGTCGTGAATCCATCCAAGGATCTCTGCGTCTAGGTTTTGTTTTTTGATTTCGTTGTGGACCAGGGCAACCCATTTCTTACATAGAATTGCACCAGCAGACTGGAGCAGCTGAGACAGGCATCGATGCTCAGAGCGCACAAATAGTTTCCTACCGTCGAGACCCTTAAGGTAACCTCGGCCATCGTAGGCTCTCTTCAGTTCGCTCTTTAAAGTCTTGAATGCAGGGATTGCATGCTCGAAGTCTCGCTTGAGTTTTCTACCGTCTTTTGCAGTTCCACCGACCAGGGAACCGATGAGCCCATCTCCACCGCCATACATCGTCGCGTAGATAAATGTCTTGGCCTCTGCCCTGGTCTTTAGTCCCGCAGCCTTCTGGTTATAGGTGTGAATGTCGCCCTCTAGTATTTGCTTGGCGTACTCTCCACCGTCTTGCAGGAAGTGTGCTAACACTCGTAACTCAAGACCACTGAGGTCGCTACCGAGTAGGACCCAGCCCCTGGGCACAGTGAATAGATCACGGCACTGTTTGCCATAGGCTGCCCTCGTCGACGGCACCTGCCCAAGGTTTGGAGACCGATGACAGGCGCGGCCAGATACAGTCCCACCGCTAACAATGGAATGCCGGATACGACCATCGCTGTCGCATACCTTTAGCCAACCCTGGTTACCCTCAGCCAACATGGCGATTCTCTTCTGTACCAAGAAAAACAATGCCAGCTTCTTGGCCTCTGGGTAGGGCAATGCGTTGAGTACATTCTCGTCAATCTTGGCATCACCGCTGGGGGTAAATTCCCTGGGCTTCCATCCGTACTTTTCTACCAGGCACCGATGGATATGCTTGCGAGAGTTGGGATTAAACTCGACGACCTTTACCTTGTCGTATGGCTCACCCTTTTTGTAACCGAGGGTCTTGTTGTCGCGCTTGGGTATAAAGGTAGTAACAACTTCCCAGGGTTCAAAGAGTACCGCCAGGTCCTTCTCTAGGTTGATGCGCTTCTTCGCCAGTTCGGCATACAGTGCATTGGCAGCATCGACATCAAAGGTCCAGCCGTTGTTACCTATCTCGTTACAGATATGTGCCAACTCATGTTCCAAGTCTATGCACTGCTGGCTGAAGGGGTCGCTGTCGACCAGGAGCTTCTTATATAGCTTGTAGGTGACAGTGACATCCTGCTGACAGTAGTCGAGCATGTCCTGGTTACAGGTTTCCCATCCACCGTCATAGTCGCCCTTCATGGTTCCCATTCTGAGGCCCCAGGCTTTTAACGAGTGGCTGCCCCACAGTCTCTTTTGGAAACCTTCGGGCAGTGACACTGAGGTTGCATCCTCATTCATCAGGTCGGCATGGATTAACCTGGAGAGAACAATGGTGTCCGTCACTTTGCCTTTAGGCTTCCAACCAGGTACAACTTTCTGGATTGCAGGTACATCAAAGTTGATGACGTTGTGGCCTATGATCTCGTCAGCATTCTCCAGTAACTCAAGAGCCTCTCTGATCTGTTCGTCACCGTGGTATATCTTGTTTGCATTGACACGACGATCAGTTTGCTTAGTGTCGAATATTGCAATGCAGTGAATCTTTGTAAGCTGATTGAGTAGACCGTCAGTCTCCAGGTCAAATATCAGGCTCATCAAAACACCTCCAGCTGGACCGGTTTCTCAGATACGAGAGAACGAGTGCGGAAGAAATCTTTGTGGTGCGGGTAGTTGGCCGAATACATTCTGGAGTAATAAGCTGTGACGTTGTTATTAAGTTTGAAGCCCAGTTCCTCATTAGTCTCGATGTCGGTGTGCCACCGGATGCGTTCAAAGATTGCTGCGGCAGAGTAATGTTTTCTGCCGGTAGCCATCGCTGCTTTGGTGTATCTCTTGAACAGTTCATAGACGTGGGGATTGGCTTTGTGGAATTCAATAAATTGCTTTTCGTACTTGCTCATAATTTGCTTCCTTTAGTTATCGATAATTGTAGAAATGCCGCAGGTGGCACCGATTGGCCTACCTGTGGTTTTGGTTTTATTGCGGGGGGTCTTACAGATTAATTTCTTGTTGGACGCTTGAGTCTTCCAGGGCGGCAATAACGTCTTCGAGCATGTGGTCAAACCGGCTAATACCGCTGCCGTCTAATGAATCAGCAATGCCTTTCCAATAGGCAACCCTTGATGCCGTGTTGACTCTTCCGACGTGTATCCATTTGCCTAGCATCTGGGCTGTTCGGCATACATTCATGGCCTCTTGGCTCGTCTTAAATGCGTCGCTTCCACCGACAAAAACAGCAGCAATCTTGTCCCAAGGGATTCTGTGGTTGCCGATTCCATCCTGAAGTACAAGTGCCCTGGGCAGCCCATTAGTTTTAGATTCAAAGACATCAAAGAGGTCGAGTGTCCTAACGGCATCCCCAACAATGTCTGGCAGACACACAAACTTCGGTACACTATCTTCAGCTTCATTAAGCAGCCTTTCCCAAGTCTTTTGGTCGAAGCGTTTGAAACACCCGTTGTCTAACCCGTATGGCAATCCAGACAAAGAGTACCTGGTCAAAGGCGTTCTTAGCTGCCATAGGTCCACCCCGTATCTCTCACGATATGCATGTATTTTCTTAGGCGAACAGTCGAGCATTATTTTCATAACATGACTCCTAAAATGGGGGTTCAGAATATGTGTGATCAACCAGGCGACTGGTCTCTCGGATGTACTTCAGCCTTCCAGCATGTCCGACCTGTCCTGTGAACCTGTTCTTCAAAACAACCAGGTCACGGGTATCATCGCTAGGGTCATCGGGGTTTACCTGGAGACCAATGCACTGGTCTGAGAGTTGAGCCAATGAGTGAGAGCCTCTAAGTTGCGACAATGCAACCCTGCCCCCTGCCTCATGGCCAACACCTTGTGGCCTAGTTAAATGCGACACCAGGAACAAAGTGATCCCAAGCTCCTGCACCAGCTGCCGGAGGACCGTCATGCAGTGGTCGATCAAACGACGTTCATCGGTAACACCCGCAGTCAAACCAGAGACAACAATAGATATGTGGTCCAAGATTACGTGGGTGCAGCCCATGGCCTTGACCATGTACTGAATTCGGTTACAGATGATTTCCAGGCTGGTACTACCAAAGTGACTGAACAGTTGAATGTCTTGTTCACAGAACAACTCGGAATGGGCATCTAACACTTCTTCTTTGGTAGCGCAGGCATAGTCTTGGACGATGTTCTTGTTGAGGTGGAGACCAAGTAAACCTCGAATGGTCCTTTTGTTTTCTTCCTCAAGCATTAACATACCGACCTTGTGACCATGGCAGTGCAGGTGGTAGGCAATCTCAGATACCAGGGTAGACTTACCGACACCACTTCCGGCACAAATGGTTACCAGGGTCGACGGTCGTATACCTTTGGTGATGTCATTGAGCTTTGGGTACGGGTAGCTGACCAGGCTTTCTTCTTCGGTTTCTGCGATGACATCACGCAATTCTGAGCTGCTAACAATGCCGTCGGGTCGCCAGTCTTTGGCTCTCCAGATAGCATCGATAATGTCGTTCTCAGCACCCTTCTGAAGGGCCTCATTTGCATCCTTATGGCCTAGCTTGGCAATCTTGACCTTACCTACTGGCAGGGCCTCAGCGCACTCTAATGCGGCCTTTTGTCCTGATTCATCCTGGTCAAACATAAGGATAATTTCATCGAATCCACCGAGCCAATCCCAGGCATTCATTAGTGCCTTTTTGCCTGACTGTGCCCCATTGGGTAGAGACACTACTGGGTACTTGTTGCGCTGCACTTGGCTAACACTTAGGCAGTCTATTTCACCCTCGCAGACAACCAGCTTGCGACCAGTAATCCACAGGTGCTGACCGAATAGGCCCATCTCTTTTGCGGCACCCAGGATAGTGAAGTTTTTGTTTGCGTCTCGTATCTTCTGAGCAACTATCTGGCCATGGTCATTTCTGTAGTTGGCAATCTGAACGGGTTCTCCGCGATGCTCACCAATCTCATATCCAAATTTACGACAGGTTGCTTCCGAGATTCCGCGCTTCTTTAGATTACTGAAGTAACCTTGCAGCAGCTTCTTTTCTATTCGCTCTTCTGGCTGCTGGATTACCTCGGCACTCTCGTCGCCCTGGGTAAGAGTCTGGCACCCGAAACAGTAAGTGTGGCCATCGTCGTACAGGGCGGCATTGTCTTTTGATCCGCAATGCTCACAGCTGACATGGCGTATGAATGCAGAATCATTATGCGGTTCTGTAGCTATCATTTGTTTCCCTCTCTAAAAACAAAAAAAGGGCCACCCCCGTTTCCGAGGATGACCCTTGCTCTCCTTGACTAACTACTCAGTTAGCCACTCTTCAGGAATCGTTTTGTGGGCATACATGAAACCCTGCTTTTCGCAGTAGCTTGCATATGTCGTTTTCGATCCCTTGTAGAGTTTTGAATTCGCATTGCTAAACACAAACCTGATGTCCAGGTCAGGCTGTTGCTCTTTGATCAGTAGATGCTTTTGTCTATCTGCTGTATCCCAGATGCCTTTTGTCTCGACATAAAAAAAGCCACCTTGTTTTGGCAGCTTAAAGTCGGGCGTGTATTTAGCTTTGCGACTTGGTACTTCGTATTCGACCTTGTCGGTTTCATATTCAACCTTGTGACCGGCAGCAACTATTTGCTTTGCTATCTTGTCCTCTAGGCCGCTTCTGAAACCGTGGCGAATACCTATCTCCTTTAACCGGTTACCGCTGTTAGAAGCGGTCGGCTGATTCCGTCGTCTCTGCCAATACTTGCTCTTCATTTTCAAAGTCATCCTGTGTCATTTCTGGAGCAACATAGCCACCGTCGACGGCATCGAATCCGTCAGCATCACCACCGCTGCCCTTAGCAGGCTCGATGATCTGGACTTTGGTTAACTGAAGCATTACTCCGGCACTGCCACTGACAGAATAAGGAGCAGCGAATCCACCGACACGGATGATGCTGCCTGCCCAGATGTTTGGGACCTGCTTGCCAACCAGGGGCTGACCGGTTGCATCAAAGAATTGCGGGGCGTACTTGGATTTAACTTTGACTACTACTTCGCCAGTGTCTTCGTCCAGGTCAAATGGCATCCTGGCGCGACCGGCTTTGGAACCAAACTCACGCTCTGCAATTTCCTGGCATAGCTTCTGTAGCTCCTGGCCATCGTCGACGATGACGTTGGTTTTGTACTTAGGCTCTCCACCAAATGCGGTGTCGGGCTGGTTTAGCCAGGGGTACTGTGCGCGACCTGGACTACTGATAAATTTAACTCGTGACTGAGCCATTTGTTTTCTCCTTGGTTTTAATTACATTAGGGGTTTTAAGATTTGGTAAATGAATACCCAGCTTGTTAGCTTCGATGATTAATCGCGGTGGGTATGGTTTGCCTTTTTTGTCAAGCAGGGCGGCAACTCCCAGAACACGTTCTCTTGGGTGCATATGTTTTTTTGTATTCCTATAGGGTGGACAAATTAAATCTTGGCTCTAAATACCAATTCGTTGAGCAGTAATTTCTTTGTCTGTGTCGATGTTTTATTGAGGTTGATTAATGCTTTGATTTGTTTTGCAGATAGTGACTGAAGGGATGCACCTCGCAGCTGACGGACAGGGGTTGCCCGTCGCTGCAAATGCTTTTGTTTATCCATAGATACTCCTAGCTGAAGCAATACTCCGATTCAATGACCTGGTTTAAATCGAGGTCCCCTTTCTCAGGTACCTGGACGTTTAGATTTGCCAGGCCGGTGTAACTAAGGTTACTGGTTGCCTGCTTAAAGAAACTTTCGTACAAACACCAGTTACTGTAGATATCGACAAAGGTCCGCCGTACTGCCTGGTACATCATGTTGGTGTCTGCCGGCAAGGTCCCAAAAGAGTCGTGTATCATAAAGAAATCTTCGACACCATTGTCCTTGGCCAACAGTACAGTCATCAAAAGATGCGCTGAGTCCATGCTGTGAATAATGTTTGGCGACACAGCTGACTTTGCTTTTCTCTTATCTATCTTCTGCACTGGTTTTGTACGAATGCTGATTTGGGTTCTTTGTTTAACCTTAGCGTCCCTGTCGAACAAATAGATTTTGACCTTCTTGACATCCCAATGGCTGTACTGCTGAAACACGGGAAAACCAATAGGAGTCTCAAACCTGACACCTTTGTTTTCGTGAGCCAGGGCACCAGCAATGTCTTGGAAAAACTTCATGCCCTGGGCGGCACTGCTGATCACTTCCTGAATGGACTGGTAGTTGATGCCTGCCAGGAAAGAGCAGGATTTCTTCTGGTCGCGCTCTTCAATACCGAAGGGGTGAGCCTGAAGTGTGCCGCGCATAACCTGGTCACCTAGTGGACGCATGACATCGTCGTACAGCTGGTCTCCGAACCCATACTTACCCGACGAGTAGCCATAGGTCATGGTGTTTCTCTTTACCGTTGTTCGAGATACGCCATAGTCCAACCAGAGTTTAGCTTCTGGCTCTTTTGATTCATTAAGTTTACAAAGTACAGAATCAGCAACACTCTGGTAGATATCCTGGGGCTTATCCGCAGGTACCAGGTTAACCATCTTTCCGTCCTCCTTGTTGAGACTTGCAGCTGCATAATGCTGAACACCAGAGTTAGTACCATCGAGTTGAGGCGGCAATGAGCAGACATAGTCAGGACCCACGTCCATGTAGTTTGCTAACTCATGGCAGGCTGCCAGGAACTGAAACGGCTTGTCAGCTGTAGACCAATAGTCAAAGGTTGCAATAGGGTCTCTGCCTACCTGGTACAGGTTTTCGCTGTTGTCCTCTACCCAGGCAATCCTAGCGTCTAAAGACTGCTTGCTGATCTTGTCAAAGTCACCGACGTTGGCTATGTGAACAGCTAACCAGGAGACCGCATCAGCGTCCATAGTTTTGCCCCTGGCGAGGTTAAACAATGCTTTGATGTGGTCATCCCTGTGGTAACTAAAGTGGCTTACAGGGTAAACACGGCCTCGGAAATCAAAGTTCCAACCGAGCCAGAAACTGTCGAATTTAGCCAGGTCATTAGCTGTTCCCAGGTCCTGGGTCATCATGGCAATAGAACCATCGATCTCTCGGTTTTTCTCTCGCACTGCCCTGGCTTTTAACGACCAGCCTTTCTTTGCGAAGTCATCCATGTCGTCCCAGTCTTCTGGTCTCTTTAGGTGTTCCATGTGGTGCTTCCGAGGAAACTTACCGAAGGCTATACCCTGGTCCCATAGCTTGTTAACGACATCAAGGACATAGGTATTAATCTTCAAGGGTGTAGCCTGGAGGGCGTTAAGTGCCTCCACGTACAAGGGTGTTCCCTGGGCCAACTGGTGCTGTACAGCCTTACGTTGCTCTGGGCTTGCACTTCGGACCAGGGGAACCATTCCTGCGGTGACATCATCCATGTAGCAACCTGAGTTAAACGAGGTCCATGTCTTTGGTGGAACAATTAGCGGTGCCAGCATAGGCTCCTGCCAGGAACACTGGTGGTCCATGTTGGCTAACTGATTACTTGCAGCTGCGGTAAGACCAATACGTCTGATGGTGTTCCTGGGTCTCTTTTGCTCCCAGACATCAAAGACACTTGAGTGTTCCAGGATAGCGTTAAGGATGACCGTCGCTACCTTGACCCTGCGCTCTTCGGTCCACTTCTCGAATTCGTAGCCTGCTTTCTTAGCTATTATCTTTGCAGCCTTGATCCTGTAAACCTCAGACGAGTGGTCTTTAGTTACTTTGGTCTCTATTCGTTTTGATAGCTTGGAGTCGTGTTCCTTGAGACCCAAGGCCCAAACCTCCAGTTCAACCCTTTTGCCTATCTTGGTCAAAGCAGAGGTTAGACTTGCGCCTATAGACACTGAGTCCATGCATGTGTTGAGACCAAGGTATGCCAGGAGGTCAGTGTCGAGTCCCTGGATGTCGTAATACCAGGCAAACTTTCGACCTCGTCCTTTAGACTCTGTCTCTGCATCTATAGCTGCGGAGATGGCCTTGGATACCCTGGTCAAAGCATTGGTGATAATGCTGTGGGGGTTGTCCTGGGTGGATCTGCTTTGGTTTTTCTCGAGTCTGCCCATGTACCGCTGTCGGCCCTGGTCAAACATTTTGTGTTCGCGCTCGATCTGTTGCTGTAAAACTGTGTCCATATTTCCCTCTCAAAGGTACAAGTCGTATTCCTATAGGGTGGACAAAATAAAATTGCCTGCCCTACTGGCTGTATTAGCCTATTACTGGACCAACTATTTATTTACAAATAGCTTATCTATCAATGCATAGCAAGTAGATACACTCATCCCGCCACAGTTAAGTAGCGGTGAGTGGGGCTTTCTATGCGTTGAGTTGGTCTTTTAAACTTTTGAGATGGTGCAGCGCGTCTTCAATTCCCTTGATACCCTGGTCCAGGCAGTTATGCATTTGCTCTGCCTCGTTGTCCAGGTGGCTACACAGTTGGACTTCTTTTAGATGATTGTCGATACTTCTCTCGATTCTTTCAATGTTGGTGTCCACCCAGGTCCTAAAGCGGGTGTAATCCTGGACAGGTTCTATGCCCAGGGGCGGTAAGTCACATTCCGTGTGACCATCCATTACGTATTTCTTCCAGTCGTTCATAATGCAATACCTCGCGTGTAGTACGCCTGCTTGATTTTATAGATGTCTTTGTAATCCTGGCCTTGCTCTCGCATTACCTGTTCCAGGCGATTACTGACATCTCTGCCCCGTTTGTATTTCTGAAAGTCGTCGCTATGCTCATAGGTCCAGTCGTGGGCATCGCATAGCTCAGTAAATGTCTTAATATCCATGTAATACTCCTAGTAGTTTTCCAGTTTTTGCATAACTTTTTTGATGCTGTCAGGCTGCACATGCACGTACTTCTGTGTAGTTTGGGTAGACCGATGTCCCAAGATTTTGCCAATAGTCAGGGTCTCGACGTTAAACTCCATGGCCAACCTAGTAGCGCATGTGTGGCGTAAAACATGGAATACAAAGTTATCGTCGTGCCTGGCTAACTCGTCTTTTGCTTCCCACCAGGTACGGTAGAATCTAGTGTGGCTGTAGTAGGCACTAGGCACCCCCTTAAGGTTCTCTAAAGACCACTGAGCGTCCTTGTTAAGCGGTACCAGGCGTTCGTCACCGTTCTTAGTGTCAAACAGTGTCACGAAAGAACCGCAGTTAGAAACCCTGCCAACCGTCTTAGATTCGGGATTGTTGATGCCTAAGATTTCACCCAGGCGCATCCCTGTATTAACAGCAATAACGACAAAGTCAGCCATCCAGGGGTCCCGTGATGTCTTTAGGAAATCGATGATGTCCTTGACCTCTTTGGCCGTGTAGTAACGTGGGCGACCCTTGCTTTCTTTCTTCCAGCGAACACTGGGGGCGTGGGTTACTACCTCTTTGCGTACAGCTTCTTTGAATACCGACGATATGGCAGACAGGTACCGATTGATGGTCCCATCCTTTAGGCCCTCGTCTTGAAGGCTATCCATCAGTGCCTCGATGTCGGTAGGCTTGTAGTCAGTGATTGGCCTAGTAGCAAAGTCACGGAATGTTGACACCTTTTTGATCATGCGAAGGCTGTTCATTAGGTGACGGTCGTGCCACATACGGTGGCCGTGTTCATCTGCGAATGCTTTTAATGTATACATAATGTTTCCCTCTATTAAAGATTGATTGGCCAACCCGTGACTCCACGGGCACGTTCGTTGACCATGTATTCAATAAGCCAGGTGCTTGGCTGCGAACCAGTGTCGAACTCGATGTCTTGCAGGCGAGTGCGCTCCTTGCGGATAGCGACCTCGATTGGCTCAAGTTGGACTTCTAGTACAGGTTTGGAGGCGATCATGCTGCCGCCCCTTGGTAATCGAAAGAATGTGCAGCGGCAGGAACCTTGCGCCATCCAGCTGCCAGGCATACGTATGCAGAACCGGAGACTGGGTCGACCAGGACATCACCGACAGACAGAGAATGCAGAGGTGCCAGGCGTGTTACTTTTGCCTCGTCCTCTTCGGTCCAAACATTCATTATGCGGAACGCATCGTCGACATCAGTAGCTGCAACATCAGCGACATGGCCGTAGTATTTGCACAGGTCGGCTTTGAAGTTATCGCCAAACCCAGATACCAGTCGGTGAGCGTCAGCCTTCTCCTGGGCATAGGAATCCCCAGAGACGTACTCTTCGTAGGTGTATTTGATTTGGTATACGTGGAAACCCTTTGCAGGGCCATTATTTACTGTGGTTTCGTTGTTGAGTTTAGTCATTCGTCATCTCCCTCAAGATACAGTTGATTAACATGTATCCGATGACGTAAACTCGCGGCCTCTAAGGGCCCATAGCTCAGTTGGTTAGAGCAGTCGACTCATAATCGATTGGTTAGAGTCATCGGATTATCCCGATTATATGGAAAACTGTGGCCCGTTGCAACATTCGGTGATAAGGGTGGACAAAATAAAAAAACACCGATCCAGGCTCTTTTGCCCCAGGACCAGGGTGGCCGTGGGGCATAGGATAAAACATCTGCTGTTTATCAATGGATCGGAGCTTTTGGGCATTCGCCCTGGTGGCAGCTGCTTGCCTGGTCAGTCTCAAAGTATTGTCCGCAGTTACTACACTTCTTTTGCTTTTTAGCCTCGCCAAACACCTGGTCCCAGTTGGACGCGAAAGTCTCCTGGTCAGGAATTGGTCGTGGGGCTGAACCTTTACCAGCCATCTGTGTCTCCTTATATTAGTTTAAGATTAAGCGCACAGAAGTGTGCAAACAGTACGCTTTTACGTACATATAAATGCAAAAATACGACACTTAACTATTGATGATTGCAGCTGCCAGCACAGAGTAGAGTACGACAACCAGGGTGCAGAGGCTGCTGACCATTAGCACATTGATGATATGTTTCTTTCGTGCAGCTGCGCGACGAGCGTCTTCAATAATCCGCTGTCTTATGTTCCTGCGCTCCCTAAGCATGTCAGTGTAAAACTGCTGCCCATTGGGTACGGTGATCAATATGATTTCACGGAGGTGCTTTTCCATCTCAGCTGTCTTTGCTTTGGCAGCAACTATTTGCAATGCCTGGCCTTCTACGCTGCCGACACCCAATAGAGGTTTCTCCTTGCTTGCAGCTTCCATAGCTGTGATTTGATCTTTGCCGTCATAAAACTGCGAGAACCGGTCCATGAGGTCCATGGCCGAGTGGCCTGCCGAGAGGCCCTTGTTTATTACTTTGAAGGCTTGGCTGCACATAGACACAGCTGTGCCGATTTCTAAAACCATAGCGGGTATCCTGGTTGGATATGCTCTCCCTACTTTCTGGTCTTTTCATAGGTCCTGAGCCCACCTAGACCGAGCATGCCTAAAAGCACGGGCATCATTGTGTCCAGGGGAATCAGTGGTATGACAATGTCTCTCTCAATTACTTCCATGACGAAGTTAGTGAACGGGATGATCATAAAGTTACCGCACATGGCACTGACGCAGCACCAGCCCGTTGCCGGTCTCCATCCAGAAATAAATATGCTTTCGTGAGATGCCTCGACCTTATTTACTTCGATTTGTGACTTGGCTAGTTCGTGCGCTTGCTTCTCAGCCATGGTGGTAATTTCGTGTGCCAGCCGGTTGGCTTCAGTTTTATCTGGGATCACACGCTCTAGTAAACCAGTGACAGGTCCAATCAATGCAGTAAGCATTAGCCTTCTCCTTTAATCATGCTGGCCACCTCGATGGCTCGATAGCCAACCTGGGTTGCATAGCGACTATCTAATAGCTCATTAGCTGCCTTCTCGCGGTTGCCATCCTGGAGGTGTGCCAGGGTCTTTTTGAATTGCATCAGCTTGGCAATGCCCATGTTGAAACAAAGGTTAACCAGGGCCTCCTGGCAGACATCGTCCAGGGAATCAAAAAAGCTAATGTTCCTCTTACAGTCTGCAATAGAATCCTCAACGTCATCTTCGAGCATCAGGTCAGACACTCGTTTGCTAATGGGCTTGGTGTCCAGGTTATGTCCGACACCGATGGTCTGATAGCCCATAGAGCATTTGTAAATCTCTAGCTTTTCGCCTTCGTGGCGAATTAGCGTAGACTTGAGTCTCTCTAAGTTCATTCTTTGTCTCTCCTGTTGGTTAATGCTTTGACGGTCTCTGTTTCCCAGATACGCAGCCCCAGCCAGATTATGGTAAATAGGGAAGCCACAGGCGGCAGCCAGGCGACCAGGGAAAGTACCCCAGTCGACGCAGCCACCGCATCTAACATATCTTTTTCTTGATCTGTCATGGGAGTGTCCTATTTGTTGTGTACAAGTAAACCTTGCACGAAGTAGGTGTCATCGCCAGACACGTTCAAGTTGTACACCTGGCTATCTTCGACTTGAGTTTCAATTGTCTCTACGGTTTCCCTGTAACCATCAGGTCCGACCAATGTCTGCCCAATCTCCAACTGCTGTATGTTTAGTTCGGGGTGAATTTCGTTGGCAGCTTCTGGGTCCATTGCGGCCCACGTTGATGATGTGGGGCCAATGATTTTGATCGGGTGATCTTTGGTCATCCTGAGCTTACCGTTGATGTTGAAAATCAATCTGGACTCTTGCGGCATTGTCCAAACATCCAGCACTTCCGCTGACTGCATACCAGAGCCTAAAACCATATCGCCTTCCGATATAGTCTCTATGGCTTTTTCTGATAAGTCAGCCATGGTGACCATCATGCCTGCTGGGAAGCACCCATAAAAATTGCCACCGCCACCGCCTGAGGGTGTGTATCGATATTGACTGAAGGTATCACTTACCAGTGTTACACTACCGTCTGAGCGGTTCTTCCACTCCAGCGATCCAGTGTGCGTAGAGCCAATATCAGAATTTCCAATCACCACTCGCACATAGTCACCATTTAAAACTTGTATCGATATGGTGTACGGGTTGCCGCCATTGTTGGAGCTGTGAACCATGTAAGCAGTATTACTGGCGACCATGGCATTGTAGGTACTGCCCCGCTGTATTGTTATGCGGTGGTCGGAATTTGGGGCACTACTGGGGTCGTAAACCATCTGAATCACTGCTTGTTTGTCGCTGGGATTCGTAGTGACAATCCAGTGATCGTAAGGAGCTGTATCTGAAGTCATGCTTTGCCCTTCTCCTGTCAAAGTTGCACCAGAGACAGACACCGCTGCGCTGCGGCCATAGAACTCTTTTATACCGTGGGGAGCTGACAGTCCGATACCTGTAGAAAGGTTCGTCAGGGAACGATTGGCCGTTGCTACTTCATATTCATCGCCAATATCATTGATACTGATTTGACCACTGTATTGTATTGTCATGGATTACCTATAGATTGTATCGGGCATAGGCTTTTACAGCTCCATACGCCAATGTGTTTTTGTTAAAGACAAATCCCCAGCACCAAACAACATCGCATTCTCTGTGCGTGTTTTCTGGCAGCGGATAGGTCAGTCCCTTTGCTGCACAAAACTCTTTAATGCGCCTTGGTGTTGAATATACATAAGCATCTACCCAATCAGACACCGTTCCGTCTTGGTCATGGGTAAGCGCATAAAACGTCTTGTAAACAGCGTCTTCCTTTGGCAGCTCTGGTTTATCTCCGTCATAGTCATTGATAACTACCTTGAGCAAAACCTCTCTACTTACAAGATCAAACTTTAATCCATACCAGTGCTTTAGGTTGCTTGATAAATAGCTTGTGTTGAAAGATAACTGCAATGCCTCGCTTGGAGTGGCACCAAAGTCATAAAAGCTGATACTGTTGTTTTGATAAGGCTCTCTGTACCCATCGTACTTCCCAACAAAGTTGTACTCTGCCCTATCGTATTTAACGTAATCAGGAAATTCTCTGTTTAACTCTTCGAGTATCAAAGCCCCCGCCTCAGTTTCCAAAGTATGGTCTTGCCTTACTACGCCCTGATCAACGTAAACATCATCTCGACACTGCTTTAATTCATATGTATCTAGAACACTCGATAATAAACATGAGTTTAGTTTGTCTTGTATTTCTGTTTCGTCTGTTGCTTGTGGTATCTCAAAGTAAGTTCCATCTTTTGAATAACAGATGTAGCTGTCGTCCCCCTCAGTTCGTGTTGTATATACTCTGCTCATGTGAAAGTCACCTGTTTAGTCCCAGAGGTTCCAAAGGGGTTAGTAGATGTACCAAACCAACTCCACTGCGTGTATGTACCTTGATTAGTGTAAGTAGCAGCAGATCGACTGAAATTTGTATTGTGTACTTTCATGGTTGTAAATCCAGAGTTGCTGGCCGAACCTGCTACTCTAAGAATGACATTAGTGAAACTGTTCCAAGCTAATATCTGGATGGTTTTGTTACCCACAGGCCCAAGCGTTCCGTCACTGATTGAGCCAAAGGTTGCTCCGACTGATCCGTACCCATACTGGGTGACGGTGATGTAACCGCTAGCAGTATGAGAACCCACAGTTACAGTCTGAATCTCAGCGGCAGACTTTCCGTGAAATTGGCTTAATGAGATTGAGCCTGATGATCGGTTCGCCAGTGATCGTAAGGATGACTCGTTGAGGTTACTGCTGGCTGTAGCACTTCTGCCCAACTCTAAGTTGATTGATCTGCCTGAAGTGCTACCTCCAATTGAGATACTGCCTGATGATGCTAATGTCATTACGCACCTCCTTTCAGTTCTTCAACCTCTGTTTTAAGTTCTTTAATCGCTTCTATCAATAGAGGGACTATTCTGGAGTAATCAACCGTCAGATAGTTTTCTCCCGACTTAGAAGTGACTTCACCTGAATGTTCATCTGTTTCAAAATCAACTGGTGCTAATGATACAGCTTCTGGGACAACAGCCTGTACTTGTTGGGCAGATACACCAACCTGCTGTTTTTCATTCACGTATCCCAACTCTCTGGCTAAATCATTTTCAACATAAGTGAACCCTGAGAGGCTCTGTACTTTTTCAAGAGCATTCTCAATGTCACCTGTCTTTGTTTTAAGGCGTTCATCTGAGTAATAAGCGGTGACGTTTCCTGAAGCCGCAATCTGATTCGCAACATAAACAGGCTTTGAATTATAGGCACGAATCCAAGTGGTGTCGGTCATATGCCAACCACCGCCATAAGACTGGAAATACAGCCCAGACGAGCCAGTGGGTCTGAACCAGTTATCTGCGTACCCAGCGTGACAAGTCATGTCGTTGCTATAACTGTTTATATGCGCCCCTGTTGGGTTTGTACCAGCTGGGCCTTGAGGGCCAGTTGCACCTGTAGATCCAGTAGCACCTGTCGATCCGGTAGCACCAGTAGGTCCTGCAGGACCTTGTGGTCCAGTTGCACCCTGCGGCCCTGTTGAGCCAGTGGCTCCATCATTACCGTCAGCACCTGCGGGGCCAGTAGGTCCCGTTGGGCCTTGCTGACCTGTTGCTCCATCTGCTCCGTCTGCACCAGTTGCTCCGTCAGCACCTGCTGGACCTTGCAAAGCGACATCAGTAATAGTGCCTTTTTCCCAAGTGCCAGCTGACACATCGTAGTAGGGAACTAGGTCGGAACTTTCAGCATCTGTACCTGTAGTGAATCCTGTAAGGGCAGCACCTACATTGGTTGAATCAGTAATGTCAGCGTTTGCTTCTATGCCATCTACTTTAGTCCCTTGTGCAGCTGTAGCGTAGTCACTCGCAGCTGTAGTTGCTGCTGTGCCTAAACCTAGGTTCGTTCTTGCGGTAGCTGCGTTAGGTAGGTCAGACAGGTTATTTGCTTTTGCTAAAGCATCGCTAAGGTTTCCATAAGCATTAACCCATACAGACCCTTCGTACACTTTCATGTCATCAGTGGTAGTGTTGAAGTACAGCATCCCAGCAGCTAGAGCATCACCATCGTTATCGGTAGTAGGGTCACTTGAGTAAGGCCCGAGATACCGATCATCAAATGAATCAAAGGCGGCCAGTGCAGCGTCTCTCGCAGCTTCTGCGGCAGTCTGTGCAGTGGCTGCTGAGGTAGCACTGTTGGATGCGTTTGTCTCTGAGGTAGCGGCATTAGATGCGCTTGTAGACGATTCTCCAGCCTTAGTTGTCGATGTGCCAGCAGAAGTAGATGCTGCTGTCGCACTGGCAGCCGCATTGGTTTCTGAGGTGGCCGCATTCGTTGCTGAGGTGGCCGCTTCGCCAGCTTTTGTTGTCGCTATGCCTGCCTGGGAAGTAGCTGTAGTTGCCGAACCCGAAGCATTGTTTTCTGAAGATAGCGCAGCTGCGGCACTGGCTGCCGAGGCTGTTTCTGAGTTGCTGGTATTGTCCTCAGATAATAGAGCAGCTGCGGCTGATGCTGCTGCTTCGGCAGCTTCTGTTGTCGCAGTAGATTCCGAAGCAGACGCTTCGTTTGCTTTGGTGGCAGCGATTCCTGCCTCTATCGCTGAAGTTGTGGCCGCACTAGATGCCGTAGCTTGGAACCCATTGGCCGCATTCTTACTTACCAAGGCCGCATCTCTTGCTGCCTCAGCTGCAACCTTAGCAGCCTGAGCTTCTGTATTTTCTGTTGCTGCTAATGACTGAGAATTTGCTGCATTTGTTTCTGAGTCTGCCGCAGCGGCTGCCGAGTCTGCTGCCTGGTCCTTGTAACCCTGGAGTGCAGTTACATCTTCAGCAGTCGGTCCGGTACTTGAGTAAAAGGAAGAAGTAGCCATTGTTGCTCCAGGTTAAAGTTGGTACGAAGGACGGATGGTTTGCATATTTCCAGAGGTTTCAGCGTCATTAGACTGCTCTTGGATCTCGGCCATGAACTGGGTGTACTTACCCTCAAATACTGGTGACCGCTCATCGATGTAGTAATCGCTGGCGTAGGTCAGTGCAGCATAAATAATTAGATCACTAGCAACCTGTGCCAGGATGTTCTCGTCGCTGTCTGCTGTCATGTCAATAAACTGCGCGTAGTAGTCCAGGCTCAAAGTTCCTGACGATGGCGCCGGGCTAATAAGGTAGGTACCGCCCTGGCGACAAAAGTACAAGGGAGCCCCCTGCTCACCGTTCTGCTGTCTCTCCAGGATTTCTGGGAGTGTTACCTTGGCCAGCTGCCGACCATCGAAGTACAGGGAGATAGCCTCCAGGAAATCATTGGGCAGGACCACAGAAGTCGTTGGCGATGTGATGCTGTAGTTATACTGCTTCTCCATCGATGGTATACGCAGGGAACGCTGGACCCTGGCAATACCCTGGTCAATAAAGGTATCTGCAAGTGCATCGGTGATATCGCTGCGATTAAGCAGGGCCTTAAAGTGGATACGGATATTGCCGAGATTCATTCGTTACTTCCTCTTCTTTGCTGTCTTAGCTGCTTTCTTGAAAGACGCATTGGTGGGGGCACCTTTGCTGTTCGGCTTACGCATAGTTTCACCGCTGCCGGCTTTTATTCGCGCTCGTTTTTTAGCGATATTCTTGTAAAGGCTCATTGGTTACACCTTCTTATTTGTCGTTAGGAACCCATCAAGGTTCTGCTGTTTTAACCTGGCGACAATTGCATGTGCAGGCTCTTCCATCATGTCGAAACCTTCGCGTAGCCATTGTTCGTGGACCGCTACTGGTACCCTGGCGACAGACATGTACTCACCCTCAGTTTGTCCCAGGCTGTTGCTTCGTTGTTGCTTTAGCTGTTCCATGAATTGAGGTGATATGTACTGCGAGGTTTCAATATTAAAGTTTTCGTGGTCGTTGTCCCGTAACACTTTGTTCTGGACATCGTGAATAATTTGGTCTGACATTTTGCTTCCTTTATAAAATAAAAATGCAGCCAGAGTCACCACTCCCAGTAAGGAGAGCGGAAACCTGGTAGCAATAACTCTGGCCGCAATTAGTTAACTACTGATCAAGAAAGACCGGTAATCATTCCACTATCGCTGAAGTTTGAATGCTTCAGGCTTACTTCACCGACAACAAAGTGAGTGTCGGCATCGCCATTCTTAGCAAGCAAAGTGCGAGTGTATGGACGTAGTACACACTGCTTAAACATGCTTGGGTCATACATGAACGCATGCGTTGAAAGAAGATTTCTATTTATCTGCACCTTCAGACTGCCGAAGGGAGTAATCAAAACTTCAATCGCGTTGGTCAGTGTCTTATCTTGCGAGAAGTCACGCTGACGGTTCGCTGCTGTAGCAAAACCAGCAATGATTGAACTGTCCGCGGGCTTGACCATAAGGATCGATGGATCAGAACCATTCTCGTAGCAAGTCTGGTGCAACTCCAAAACTTTCGCTTCGGTAAGTGCATCAGTTGAGTTTGCACCGGCATCAACAGTAGTAGAAATCTGCTGAGATGCAGAAGCCATCTTACGAGCAGCAGAGGCACTGCCGTTTACGGCTGCCTGGTCAACACCCACATATGCTCTTTCTTGATCGAGCTTGATGGCCTTCAGTGTTTTTGCCAGGGCGTATGCGGTCTCCTTAGCACGGGCGTTGCGATTTACAGCGTCAACAGTTGCAGCAACTTTAAATGCTTCACCGATGATCTGAGTCACGTTGCTTCGTGAGGTAGGCTGGCCAATGGCAGTAGTTGCTGCGTCTGCACCTTCTACAAGTGCATTTTCCGCCGAACTCCTAATGGAATCCTCTAACCACTCGAATGTACGAGCAGAGACTTTTTCAGACTTAATAGAAGAAGTGAACGGTACACTAGTTGGAGAGATGGATACCAAAGTTTGGGATACGTCTTCCGCTAATCCTACAGTCGAGAATGTGGTTAACATAGTCATAATTTATTACCTTTTGAAAATGAGAAAATTAAAATAAAAATAGAGCATCATTCCCAGCCAGCCATAATCGCATCTGCAATATTGTCGAGGTCATTGCCACCGCTTCTGAGCTTGTCCATGGTCTTCTTTTGACGTTGGGCTTTTATGTCAGCTTTGGTGGGGGGTGCCTTCTTCGATCTCAAAATCTTCTTAGACGCTTTAGCCTTTTTCGCAGTAGCTACCTTCTTGGTTTGGTCAAACAATCGTGCCTTGTTCAGCAACATGATCACATTAGGATCGCTATATTGGTTGACTGCTTCTTCGGGTAATCCCTGGCCAATTGCATAGCTTCGTATGTCGTTGTAGAGGTCATTGTTCCAATCAGGGATTTCTCTCTGAAGGACCTTGATGCACTCTTTAGCTTCAGACTGTTTTGACTCAGCCTGCTGCTGTTTGACAAACGAATAGAATTGGTCGGCTTCTTCGCTTAGAAATTTAAGATCGTCTTCAGCTTGCTTTGCTTCGGCGCGCAGGGCAGTGAATGACTCGGCATCCATCTGCTTACTGGCAACCAACATATCGACCTCAGAGTACGGCTTATACCGTTCCTGGGCTCGACTGAGCATCGCTTGTAATGACGCATCGGCTTTTTGCAGCTGGTCATCGGCCAACTTACGTTGTGATGCAGCTTCTTGAGACTTACGTGTTAAAGATGCTTCTTGACCGTAGAGTCTTTTAAGGTCCTTTATGGATGCCTGCTTAGATTCGCCATCGACAGTAATCTCGACCAGGGTGTCGTCGGACAGATCAATTTCTTCTACTTCTTGATCATCGTCCTCAGACTCTTCGTCACTGTCTTCGGTTTCCTCTAATTCTTCGTCAGGGTCCTCAGTTTCCTCATCAGATTCTTCGTCTTCAGTTTCATCTTCGGTTTCTTCAGATTCCTCTACGTCAGTCTCGTCTGTAGATTCATCTGTAGCCTCTTGACTATCTTCAGATAGCTGATCTTCATCAGCGTCTTCCCATTGTCCAAGTATAGCTTCTGCGGCATCGTCTACTGATGCCAGGGGAGAGTCGGAAGTATTATTGACGTTATCAATTGACATGGTCTATTCCTCTTCTGAGCGGCTGTCGCTTGCTCTGTTGTTAATTTCATCACGTACAGCGACACGTTGTTTAATGGTGTCGACTATTTCTGTTACTGCTAAATACTGGTAGTAGGCATGCTGCCTTACAGCTTCATCTTCGGGCTTACTGAAGGCAAAACTTTGGAAGCATTGTTCTACCAGGCTGTTGATAATGGCGTTAAAGGAATCACTCTGTAGAAAGTTTTCAGCGTGATCCCCCATGGCGACCATCTTTTCTTCTTCGGTCATTCGTCTCTCCTTAAAAGACTAGGGATTTAACCATTCGGGCTCGCAATGGCAGTAATTTGTTCAGCACGTTGTGCCAGGACCATTTCGGCAGCGTCGATCTCTTTCTTGTGTCGTAGCTGCTCTTCTTTGAGGTCCATGTTGTCGCTCTGGATAGCATGCTGGTTTTCAACCTTGGCTTTCTCCAACTGAAGTTTCATCTTGCTAATTTCAGCGTCTACCTGGGCTTTCATTTCAGCAACTGCTGTCTGACGTTCCTGTACTTCAAGCTGCTTTTGCATCATTTGCATCTGCAACTCTTGTGCGGGATCAGGCTGCTCTTCTGGCAACTCTTGTGGGTTCGTCAGGAATGCACTGACATCCTTGATACCTGTCATGTCCATTGTCCGAGAGATTAGCTCGTACTGATTCTGAGGCTGGTACATTTTGGACAATGAAGGGTCGGAACTTAGTAGCGTGTGCAGTGCCAGGTACTTTTGAGATTCTCGGTCCTGCTCTCCGTAGCCCAGGTGCATTTCAGTAACGACATCGCGCTTCTCTCGCCACTTGCGAGGATCACAGGCCACGTACTCGCCTGATAGCTCAACTATGCGCTCCTGGCTTTCGTTCTCACAGACCAGCTGATAAACCTCCTGGAACAATGGCTTAACGAATTGGTTAGCAAAGTTCCTGGCGATAATCTTCTGCCGCTGCTGAGACATGGTCGCCAGCTGCTCAACCATGGCGGCTGAGTTTTGCTTGCTGACTGCGTCTTTGTTTAAACCTTGGCTGATCTTAGAAACGCCAGTAGTGTCCTCTTTGTCTTCATCCAGCATCTGAATGGTCTGGAACGTGAACGGGTTCAAAGGAGCCTGTAGCATCGGTGAGATTGCATCTGGCCTGGTAGTGTTCACGATTCCGCCCACACGGTTATCGATTAGCTCACGAGGATTGGTGAGACCGCCTTTAACTACTGTGTAACGGGGGTTATTTGTAATCATGGCATGGTCCAGGATTGACCTGGTCAGCACTGTACGGGCGTTCTGTGTGGGTATAACTTTGGCAGCATAGTTGTTGCCGTAAAAAGCGTGAGGGATCGGGAGCGGAACAAAAGCAATGAAGGGTTTTCTGGATACTTTTTCTTTAGATAAAAGAACATTGCCAGCTTTGATTACTTTGTATAGTTCAGCGACTCCCGTCCCCTCAACATCTAGCATAATGTAGGCTTCGTACACCATGACGGTGCGTACCTGGTCCTGGTAACCAGACGAGTTAAAACTGCGGTTGCCTATATTATCGAAACGGCTCAATATTTCTGGATCGGTTTCCATGTCGACATCAGAATGCTCCCCGATCTTGTCGATAAGTTTCTTGGGGTATCCTTCGTCGGTTAGCTCAGAGATTGTTTTCTTTGTTCTGTGGGCACAGAAGTTAACAGAGTCCAGGCTCTTTGCCTGGGTCTCGATCAGGAACTCTTCCGGTGCGATGTTCTCAATAGCTACCTGGGAGGTGTCACTTTCGATACTGATGGTCCCAGAGATCAACCCCAGGTCATCGGTAGTGCTTTCTACTAGCTCGACATCGTCCTGGGCCAGGAGCATATCCAACTCACCTTCAGTTACATCTTCAAACTCTTCGTAATCAAAGTGTGCGGATTCTTCCCAGAATACTTTGGCAATACCTGCCCTGGCGATTAGGCCATCATGTATAACCGTAGACATCACCTTGTACATATCATTCTGACGGTGGACAACATAATCAGTGTACTCAGTGCAGATTTTTGCCTTAGCAACATCGTCCTGGTTCTGTGGGCTAAACTTTACTGTCTTATTGCCACTACTGAAGGTTTCAAGGAGTGCCGCTTTAAGGCTCTCCACTGCATCATATAAATCTAATGACACGTACTTTGAGTTTCCATCGTGCAGCGGCTTGGGCAAAGTTCCGTTGTAGTAGTCGACAACATTTGCACGTTCCGTACTCAACTCTGAATCTGCGTAGCCTACTGCTAGGCCAACATTCTCATCGACCAAAGTGACGATGCTAGTGTCCGACAGTTTCTTGTAGTCTTTACGTTTTGCCATTATTTATACCATTTCAATGTAATAAGAATCAGAAACCTCAATGGGTTCCCAGGCTCCTTGGTGGACATAATTTGCTAATGCCAGGCTCATCACGCAATCGTCATAGCAGCCGCTTTCCGCTTGCATGGCTCCAGACTCAGTCACGATGTATGTCAGCATTTCTCGGATAGTGACTTTGTCATTTAGCTCCAACTCTTCGTCACGCATGGTGGCCCTGAGTTGGTCAATGATGAGAGGTTTGGTTTTTGCGGTAGTAGAGAACCCTAGTTTTACAGTTTCTCGATCAGTCACCTTGTCGTGCTGAATCTCTGTGTAAAAGTTCGGGTAGGCCATGTCTTTGCCCAG